GTTCGCTAGGTAGTCAAACCAGAAATTTGATAAACTCACATACTTCACCGCAAACAGGCGCTGGAATACCCTGCCAGACGTCCTATTCCTGGGTACCTGGACGTCTTACAACCTACGCTCACATGGTGAAAGTTAGTAAATAGTGCTAACTAATCTTGACATATCACACAGTTCTGTGTATTATGCACCATATGCCCTATACAAAGCCGAATCAAAAGACGCCCAAGTCGACCATTGCGCCGGCTTTGTGGCCCTCGATTATAACGCTCTTGCTGGATTTATACTGGAAAGAGAGCGAGACGCTGCAAAACAAGCGTATCCGTAAGGCCTTTGGCGCCTCGGCCCTCCAGATGGAGCAATTGCGGGAGAATGAGAAGTTTAAGGCCAAATACCAGATGGCCCTGGCGGAAAGAAACCTCGAAGGGGCGGCTATTCCTATCGCCCGACGCCAGGAGCGCCTCCTAGCCTTGCAAGTGCTGTACAACCAACTGCCCGAGGAGCAAGTCAAGTATAAACTGCTCTGCCTCAAGCTGGCCCGCGAAGAGGAGGCGGCTATGCAGCCCGAGATGCACCTGTACGCCCATGTCGATGTACCTCCCAAAGCGAAGAGTTACGAGCAATGGATAAAGCAGAGAGCGATCCCACTGGACACCTAGAAGGCAATTTTAACCGCTGGTTTCAGGATGTCAGCCTGGTGGTGGGCATGTCGGCCGTGCAGGGCTACCACCCCGGCCTGGCCTTTACGCCCGAAGATGTAGAAGAATTTTCCAACGCCTCGCGCCGCCTGCTGGAAAAGGCGGGCGTAGAGCCGCTGCTAAAGTCAAATATCTCGATGGTAGGATCTAACTAAACGTATTATGCTGCAATCGGTACTAACCGACTATAAAAAGCCGGACCTGGATCATCGCGGTCTGGGACCGGCTTTTTGTATGGGGGTGGGGCGGGAGGGCTTCCACACCGTCCCGCCCCGTCTGCCCAGAAAAGAGGACTGCGAAGGCGCTACACCACCCCTCTCGCCGTTGCAGGAAGAGCTCTGTGGCGACTGCCAGGCGGAGCTGCGCCATGACGCCACGTGTCAAAGTTGAGTACTGGGGGCCGCAGCCCGGTCCACAGACCTTTGCCATCACGGCGGCGGCCTTTGTCGACGAGCTGTTTTTCGGCGGAGCTCGCGGTGGGGGCAAGTCGGACTACCTGCTGGGCGACTTTGCCCAGGATATCGACCAGGGCGTGGACTGGCAGGGCATCCTCTTTCGCCAGTCGTATCCCGAGTTAGACGAACTGATCCAGCGATCCCATCAGCTCTACCCCCAGCTGGGGGGCAAATGGCTCGAAGGCAAGCACGAGTGGTCCTTCCCCAACGGCGCCCGCCTGCTGATGCGCCACATGGACTCCGATTTAGACTATATCAAGTACCACGGCTCACATTATGCGTGGATCGCCTTTGATGAGTTGCCCAACTGGCCCACCCTATCCTGCTACAACAAGATGAAGTCCTGCCTGCGCGGCCCGGCGAAAAACAAGCGTATGCGCTCCACGGGCAATCCAGGGGGGGTGGGCCACCTACCGGTCAAAGCCTATTTCATTGACCCCGACCCCAAAGGCTACTGCTTGAGTGTGGGTGCGGACAGCATGCAGCGCATGTTTATCCCCTCTAAGGTCGCCGACAACAAGATCCTGCTGGATGCCGACCCCGGCTATATCGAGCGTTTGAAGGGGGTCGGCGACGCCCAGCTCGTCAAAGCCTGGCTGGAGGGCGACTGGAACGCCATGGTAGGCCAGTATTTCATCAACTGGCACGAAAATGAGATTTTGATACTCTCCGAGGAGATCCCCGACCACTGGCCGCTGTTTGGCTGCCTCGACTACGGCGAGACGGCGCCGACCTGCTTTTTATTGCTGGCCGTCAACTACGACCATGAGACGTGGGTGATCGGCGAGTACTATGTGGCCGGCCTGGCCGCCTCGCAGCACGCGGAAGCCATTGCTAAGATGCTCAAGAACAACCCCTGGACCGGCGGTCGCTTTCCGTCCCAGATCTGGGCCGATCCTTCTATGTTCACCAAAAAGCGGCTGCGCGAGACGGTGCAGACCTCGCCGGCGGACGAGTTTGTGGAGAAGGGGCTCTTTCTCAAAGCCGGCAACAACGACCGTGTCACCGGCTGGCGGGTCATCAACGACGCCCTGGTCAAGAAGCGTTTGAAACTCTTCAACGGCTGGGCCGACCACCTGCAGCGCACCGCGCCGGCGGCCCCCCGAGATCGCACCAACCCCGAAGATGTGGATACCCACTGTGAAGACCATGCCCTGGATGCGTTGCGCTATGGCTTGATGCAGGTCTATGGCAAACGCAAGATAGCCCCCAAGAAGGTGTTGCCGCTCAATGCGGGAAAACGGCTGCTGGATCAGTTCGAGCGGCCCCCCCTACGAAAGAAATACGGCTGATGGCCCTCTCACGCAAAGAAGTCAAGTTCTATACCGCTGAGTCGGCGCTGCTGGATACCCTCTATGAGAAGAAGATCAAGGGGTGGCAGAAGCTGGTCGACTACTACGACAATAAGTTTGATCAGCAAATCCGCGATTTGGACCTCAAAGAGATAGTCGCCATCCCCCGCTTCTACCCCCTGGTGCGCGACACCTTGGCCGCCATCGCCTTTAACTACCCCACCATGTTTTTTACCGTCGAAGACGACGACGGCCAGGGCCAGCCCGTCTCCGACATCTTAGAGCGCGCCGCCGCCGCCTATATGCGCCTGGCCAAGCTCAAGCCCCATGTCCAGCAAGCCCTCTTTGATGCCCTCTTCTGTCAGGTGGGCTGGCTTAGGCTAGACTACAACCCGCCCGGCGATGATTTGATCCCCCCCTATATCGCCAACGACGCTATGGCCGAAGACTTGGTCGTGGTCTCCAGGGCACAACCCGGCTTTGTGCATCTCGATCCGACCTGTCCGCCCCATATCCTGGGCCATGCCCGCTATATAAGGGAGAAGATGTGGGTGCCGACAAAGCTCTTGCGCGACGATAAGCAGATCAAAAACCGCAACCAGATCAAATCCACCACCACCGACTCCACCGACGAGGTGCAGTTTGGCGTCCAAGCCATCGACCGGGAAGAGTCGCCGGAGGTGGAGGCGCGCCGTAAGTCGGTCGACAACGGTGAGTTTACCCTGGTAGACCGCTGGCACGACCGCATGAACAAGCGGCTGATCATGTTTGCCGACGGCGTGGAGAGCGAGATCCTGGAGCGACCCCACCCCTTCATAAAGATGAACTTTGAGCAGCGTTTTGATGCGGTGCGCAACCTACTTACCGATGAGGACGGCGAGCCCATCGTCGACCTCGCCCGAGGCACCCCGGCGGCGGGCTGGCTGGTGGAGAATGGCTTTGGCTTCATCCCTATCAAGTTTGATCTGTCCTACAACTCCTTCTACCCCACCGCCCACATGGCCTATCTGGAAGATCTGCAGCTGGCGGCCGTCGAGTTTATGTCGCGGCAGAATGCCTCTCTGAAAAGGGGCGCCCGCCAGGGCCTGGTCAACCAAGCTGAGACGGAGAACAACCCGAATCTCTTGGATAACATCCGCAAAGGCAACGACGGGCAGTACCACGACGTGCTGGACATCCACAACTTTGGCGACATGCCCCAAGGGAATCTGCCGCCCGAGTTGTACGCCTACGGCGAGCTGATACGCGGCTACGAGGGTGAGGTAACCAGGATCAACGAGCTAACCCAGGGCGGCGGCGACGCCCGCACCGCCACCGAAGCCGGCCTGATTGCCTCGGCCGCCTCCGTGCGCCGGGAGTGGATGGAGGCGAGCGTCGCCGGCGTCTATGAGGCCTCCGTGCGCAACCCCTTCCAGATCATGGGCGACCCGCGCTATACGCCGGATAGCTTCCTGGTCAATGTGGCGCCCAATGGGCAGCAGGCCCTCTCACGAGCCCTCAAGACGGCTGACTTCTTGTGGACCTATCGCATTGAGGTGCAGGCCGGCTCGACGCGACCCCTCTTTGAGGAGATGCAGCGCGGTAGAGCCCTGGAGTTCTTTGATCGCGCCTCCCAGCGGGAAGGCTTTGACCAGCAGGAGCTGGATAAGTTCTTGGCCAACCTTTCTCAGGTCGCCGACCCGGAGCGCCTTTTGAAAGACGATGTCAACGAGGAGGCGCAGCGGGCGGCGCAGCTGGAGAACGACTTTATGCTGCGCACCCTGCAAGACCCCGGCGTCGTGCCGGGCCAGGACCATCAAGCCCATCTCCAGGTTCATCCCAAGTACCAGAACATGCCCCAGTATCAAGAACTCATGCAGATCGCCCAGGCCATCGGCCCCGAGGGCCAGCCCCTCAACGGCCAAGCGGTGCAGCAGGTCCAGTTTATTGACCAGCTGATGGAGGGCCACCTGCTTCAGCACCAGCAGGCCCTGGAAGAGGGCCTGACCCAGGCCACCGCCCCCAGAGAAGCCCCCAACGCCACCCAGATCGATACCGTCAGTGGCCAGGTCAACCGGTCCGCTCAAAACTTGCAGATCCAAGTCGACCAGGACACCCTGGACTTGAAAGGATGATTCAGATGGCCAAGAGTAAAGCCGCCGCGGCCGCCCAGCTGCGGCAGCAAAACCCCAGAGACCTGCATTCGCCCAGCCAGAGGGAGGCCCTGGCGATGTTAGGCCACATGGATATCACCTCTATGACCGATGGATCGATACGCTATGTGCTGCCCGAGGAAGGCTATAGAGTCTTGCGGCGCTTTGTGATGGATACGTGATGATACGCACCTGGGACTTCCACTGCGACCACTGTGGCCAAGACCATCCCTCTCGGACCTTTGGGGGGAAAGCCCGTATCCCCAAGACCATCCGTTGCGAATGTGGCCAGCGCGCGGGCTGGGCTTCGATGAAGCGCACCGCACAGATCCACCCCTCCCACTCAGGACTCAACTACGGCCAAGTGAATCCGCAGATCGGCGGCGAGGTCGTCGAGGACTATGCCCACAAGCAGCGTCTGCTCCAAGAGCACGGCCTGGTGGAAGGCGACATTGAGCGGAGAGACGATATTGAGCAAGAGTTTTTTCAGCGCCAGCAGACCCATGAACAACGAGCCAGTGAGCCGGTCCTCAAGGCCGACTCACCGGAAGAGATTCGAGCCCAGATCCCTCGGGATCGGATAGACTGGTCGAATACGTCAGAAAAACAATTCGACCGTGAACTCATACAGGGTGCCTGGGGCTTGTAACCCCCCAAGGCCCTAAAAGAGGCCCTAAAAGAGGCCCTAAAAGAGGAAATGAACCATGTCTGAACTTTCTACGGATTCAGTCGCAGCGACCGAACAAACGCCTGAGACTCCAGCTAGCGGCCCCCAGTTGGGGGACGGCTTTCAAGAGCCGGATATCTCTCTGGGCGATTCGGAACCTGCACCCACTGAGCAAACCGAAGAAGGGGATACACCCCCCCCTACAGAAGCCACTTCAACCACCCCACCTTCTTCCGCTCCTTTAGGGACGGAGGAAGGGCTACGCCAAGCAGATTATACCCGCAAGACGCAAGATTTAGCGGAAGGACGACGGGCACTTGACACCGAGCGGCAAGCCCTCCAGCAGGAGCGGTTGGCCTTTCAGCAGCAGACCACCGCCCCGCCGCCGGCTAATCCAGTGATCCAGAACTTGCAGGCGGCCCTGAACGACCCCAACCTGAGCCAAGAAGACCGCATGGGCCTGGGGGCGCTCATCCAGATGCAGGAGAGCTCGGAGCAGCAGCAGGCGATGATTGCTGAGTTGACGGAATGGAAGGAGAAGGCCGAGGCCCACTTCTTGCAGACCTCGCAGACGGTGCAGCAGATGAACCAGACGCAAGAGAGTGCCCTGGACAAGCAGAAGACCACCCAGTGGTTTGAAGCCGTCCAGGCTTTTGGTGCACAGACGGTACGGGATAATGTAAAGTTTTTGGACGCCAACTGGGGCGACCAAGCCCATGCCAATGGCACCAACCTGACGGTGGCCGAACTGATCTCCATGCGTACAGGCCAGCCCTTTCAAGCGGCACAAGTCGCGCAGCAAGAGAATAGGCTTCTGCGCCAGCAGGCCAAGCAGGACGCCGCCGTCAATGGGGCCACTCATCACACGCCCGATGCGGGCGATGGGTTGATTTCTGTGAAGCAGGCCAAGGCGGAGATTCAAGCGACGTTGTAAGGCGTAGCGTCTTATATAGAAGGTATAGTAGATCATGGCACAAACCACATCCGAAGTATGGGACTCGCGCTGGTCTAGCACCCGGCGTACGGTACGTCCCGAAGTCATCGACAACTTTTTCGAGGACTATCCCACCCTGGCCATGCACCGCCGTGGCGGGATGAAGATCACGGATCGCGGTGGCAAGGAGATCTCGGTCAACCTAGAGTCTTCCGGCGGCACCGCCCAGGCCTTCAATGAGTATGACATCCTGAACAAAGAACCGGTCGACCCCTTTGAGAGGGCGCATTACAAGCGGCGTTACTACGCCGTGCCGGTGATCCTCTCGGACACGGAGAACTGGGAGAACTCGGGCGCCGAGCAGGTCTTTGACCTGATGGAGGCCCTGGGCAACAACGCCTTCAACTCGCTGCTCAAGGCGATCAACGAGGACATCCTCTCGGCGCAGGTCGGCAAAAACATCCTGGGCTACCAGGATCTCATGGCCGATGCGACCGGGGCCACGGTAGGGGGCATCAACTCGTCCACCTCGACGTTTTGGGAGTCGCAGCGCAACACGGGCGCCGTCACCTTCACCACGCAGACCGTCACCAACATCTTCGACGGCATCGACAAGTGGAACGACGTTTTGGACCTGTGCCGTATTCAGGGCGGGACCATCAAGGAGATGGTCACGACCTTTGGCATTGCCAAGGCCTACCGCGAGACCCTGTCTTCGGCGGGGTATGCGCGGACGCAGTTGTCCAACCCCTCGGGGGTAGGTGGCTCGATGGAGCCGTCTTTCTACAAGGCGAACCTGATTGCCGACAACGACTGCAAGGCGTTGGCGACCTATTTCGTCAACACCGAGTCGATCAAGCTCAACGTGTTGAGCCAGGCCAACTTCCGCAAGACGCCCTTTACGTCTCTGCAGAGTAACGGCCAGTTGGCGCAGTTAGCCTACATGGTCGCCGGGGTGCAGCTGACCACCAACAACCGTCGCCGCAGTGGCGTCGCTACCGCTATTACGGGGGCCTAAACAAGGGCCTAAACAAGGCCCTAAACAAGGCCCTAAACAAGGCCCTAAACAGAAACCGTAACCCTTTCGGGGCGCAAACCAATGCACCCCTTGACTCTACCCATAGAGGTAGAAAGGCAAAAACATCATGGCAGTACCAACCAATTTTGGCGCCAACGGCCTGACCGGGCCGGGCGGTGGCACCTCGGGAGTCAAAGGACAAGGGCTCTACGATGTGGACACGGTCGAAAACGGTCCCATCGGCGCGCAGCTCTTTGACACCTCCGACGGCTCCGAGTACGTGTATGCGTACTTCGCCGGCGCCTGCGGACCCGGTTTAATTGCAGCCATCGACTCGTCGGTCAGCATCCAGACGAGCTTTAATGCGGCGTTTGTCGACTCAGGCGGCACGGCCAAGGACACGTATGCGGCCGGCGACACGCTGATCTTTCTTCAGTCGTCCGACATCACCTCCGACGACCTGGTCAACACGTTTGCGGGGGGCAACCTACTCATCACCGATGATACGGGGGAGGGCCATAAGTACAAGATCCGCTCCCACAAGGCGGGCGGGACTACCGAGACGAACACCATTGGCCTGGAGATCTACGCTCCCGGCCTGGAGATCGCCATCGTCTCGGAGGCTTCCGCCTCCATCGTCGGCCATCCCTACAACCACCTGACCGTTGCCAACAACGGCACGGACGACGTCATCCGAGGCGTCACCCTGGTGGATGTGGCGGCCGGCGAGTATGCCTGGATTCAGAAGAAGGGGCCGGGCATCGTGCTGGCTGATGAGTCGGCCGGCACCATCGCGGCTGGCACCATAGCCGTGTTGTCCGATAGCGTCAATGGGGCGGCTGAGCCGCTGAATACGGCGGCCGTCAACTCGGAGGCCGACACCCCGGCGCTCAACTTCGCCGAGCCGTTGGTCGGCAAGTTTATGACCGTGGCGGTCGACACAGAGTATGTGCCGATCATACTCAACATTGTGTAAGCAGAGATAAGCGATGCGTATTCGGGGGATCTGCAAAATTCGGAATGAGGCCCACATCATCCAGGACACCCTGGACGTGTGGACCGCCTTCTGCCCGGACGGCATCCACATCTACGACGACGACTCCCAGGATGGCACGGCCGCTATCTGCCGGGCACATCCTGGGGTCGTCGAAGTGATCTCTTCCAACCTCATGGACCCGAATCGAGAGCGGGCTGAGTGGTTTAACCACCGCCACCTGCTCAACTCGGCTCAGCGTTTTATGGATGATAAAGATTGGCTCGTCGAGGCCACGAAATGATTTATGTGAATGTCCCCTGGGCTAAGGTGGACCCCGGAAAGAAATTCCTCCCCGAGTTTACCGAGTGGTATGGCGACAACAAACGTGCCCATGACCTGCGACTCAACTTCCAAATATGCAGGCCCCTCTATGAGATTCAGGGTGAGACGGTCCACAAGGCCCGCAAGGCGGGGGCCTCCCACATCCTCTTTGTCGAAGACGACCACTGGGCTTTCCCCGAAGATGGACTCGACGTGCTTTTGGAAGCCGACAAGGACGCCATCGGCTTCCAGACCTTCCGCAAGGTATGGCCCTACTCGTCCCTGGCGATGAAGCGCGACAACCCCAACATCAACTTGATTGGCCCGCACCAGGAGTTGCTGGACAACGGCTTGCGCCTTATGCCCCACAACCGCGATGGCGGTGAAGAGGTGCAAGAGACGGGTGTGATCACCTGGGCCTTCACCCTGGTCAAGATGAGCGTCTTTGATCGCTTGAAGGCGGCCGGCCTCGACCCCTTCCAGCAACAGGGGCCGGTGCCCACAGATTCCTACTTTGCACAGTATTGCTCAGACTTGGGTATTCCCCTCCATGTGCATTTCGGCTGGGCCATCGCCCACGGCCAGCACGACCCCAGAGATCTGCCCTTGGTCCGCGAGATCGAAACGGACATCCGCCAGGCCAAGAAAAATCAGATAGCGATGCTGATGCAGCCTAATGTGGTTGTCAGCGAACAGTCGATGGCCGACAAGCTGGAAGCCTTCCATGTCCGCAATCAGACGGAGGCCGCATGAGGATTTTGATCACCCTCCACGACCTGGATCAATACGGCGGCGTGCAGTCGTGGGTGTGGACCATGGCGCAGGCGCTGGGTCAGGATGACGAGGTAGATGTCTTCACCCACGTGGGCGGCTGCATGAGCAAAGAGATTCAACGCCTCGGCGTCGGCTACCTCCATGAAAAGACGCTGCCACCCGACGACTACGACCTCATCCTCGTCAACCACAACACCACGGCTCAGCTTTTCACCGACTACGAGGCCGTGACGATCTACACCCAGCACGGCCCCACCCATGATGTGGAGCAATATCAGGGCAACTGCGATGGGGTGGTGGGGGTGTCCGAGGAGGTCTGTGCGGTCTTGAAGGGACGGGGCCATACACCCACCTGCATCCTCAACCCCATCGATCTCAACCGCTTCTTTCCCTTTGGTCCCCCTGGGGACGGTGTTGTCAATATGTGCAAGAGCCTGAAGGCGCAGCAGATAATCGAGAAAGCATGTGAGCGGGGAGGCATCCCCTTCACCTCCCTCCACTACAAGAGCGGTTGCTTTGAGGTGGAGAACGTAATGCGTCAGCATCAAATTGTGGTGGGCTATGGGCGGTGTATCTACGAAGGGCTGGCCCTGGGCTTGGACGCCTTTGTCTTTGGCACGCGCCTACCCAAGGAAGAGGTGGTGGCCGATGGCTGGGTGACGAAAGACAATATAGACGATTGGGCTAAAAAGAACTGCTCCGGGCGCACCCAGCGTATCTCGTATGGCCCAGAAGCCTTGGCGATGGAGATGATATTTAAGCCCAAGCCCGATCCAAACTCTTGGCAACGTCGGTGGGCCGAGCAGCATGTGGACAGCGAGCAGCAGGCGCTGAAATATCTGGACCTGTATGAGACCCTGTTAACCCCCCAGCAGAAAGCACTGGACTATGCATAAAGACGGCTTTATGAAGGTGGAGGGCCTGTTTTCCCAGGCCGAGGTCGACAATATGCGCGCCGCTGTCTTTGAGACGCTGCACCGGACTGAGCCCGAGCGTAAGTATCGAGACGGCGGTCGGTTGCAATGGCGCGATGGCTACCCAGCCCTGATGTTTTGGCCGCGCCTCCTCCACAAAGAACTCGACAACGCAACAACCGACCGCCGTATGCGAGACTTTGTCAAAAGCGAGTTGGGCGACGACGTGCGGCAGCTCAACAACCAGGTCTACTTCCGCCTGCCCGGCGACGAAGACGCCTTTGACTGGCACCAGGACTTGGCTTTCCGGCAGAACGTTCAGCCCGGCATTGAGACGGCCTATCTACAGACGATGATCTGTATTGATCCGATGACCGAGGAGAATGGCTGTCTCTGGTTTGCACCCGGCTTTAAAGCGCCGAAGCAACACAAGCCCGCCAGAGACACACCGCGCCATGTCCAAGGCGAGCGGGCGGTGACGGGCCAGCCCGGCGACCTGTTGGCTTGGACGGTCACAGTGGCCCATGGATCGCGCAAGAACACGAGTCAACAATCGAGAATGGGTTATATGAACGGATTTGCTAAAGCAGCGTTTTGTGAGGCGTGGCCCTGGTATCTCCAGGACGGCGAACTTGCCCATTGCGATAAGACGCTTATTCCCTATGACTGAAAGGAAACCCCATGGCTAAGAAAGAAGTTGACGCGATCTATGATCAGATGGGCCAACTGGCAAGCACCAAGAAAGGGGCCGCCCACCCCGAGGCGATCTCTCAGCTGGTGCCGGATGTCCCCAAGGAGGCGAACCCGTCCGAGGAGGCGCCGACCTTAAGCAAAGACCAACTCGCGCAGATGCTCAAGGAGTTTGCGGCTACCGACGAGGGCAAGGCCACCCTCAACATCCGTCCCGACAAACAGACCGAGGTAGAGACCTATCGGCGCGACTACGCCAATGAGGCCGCCTTGCGTGTCACGGGCGGGCTAGAGGTGGAACACGCCCCCGACTTTAAGGGAGACCCTCCCGAGTACATCAAGAAGTTTGAGGCCGTGGGGGGCGGGCTGACGGACTACGAAGAGGGCCTGATGCACTTGGATGAGGACGGCCACGAGGTGCAAGTGCGCTCCGCCGCCCGACGGGGGCTGGATGGCAAGCCGGTCCTGAGTCCGGGATACATCCAATTTCTCTTTGTTCGCAAACAGGGGGGGCGCCTAGACGGTCGAGTGCGCTCAGACATCGCCCACAACAAGTTTGTCCCTGACGACGAAGGTGTCGCGGTGTAATTATGACGCTTAGTAAGCTCATCACCAAAGTGCTGCAGCAGTCGGGGCTCTCTACGACCTCGGCCCCCTTGCAGGACGACGCCCGCGACTTTGTCTCCTTGGTGCTGGCCGACACGATGCCCATGGTGGCGTGGTGGTGGACCAACCTGACGACGACCTTTGCTACCGTCGCCTCCACCCGCACCTACCAGCCGGTCTCGGCCCAGGTGACGGCCTGGCGCTCCTTTGTGGATCAGACCAACAACGAGCCGCTGACCATCAGCGGCGAAGATGAATACGACCTAGCCGATCTGGACCGCTCCGAGACGGGCAGCCCCCGTGCGGTGCTCTTGGCCGGCTTGGATGCCACCACCGGTTTCCCCATCGTTGAGCTGCATCCCACTCCTTCTGCGGTGGCGACCATCCGCGTGCGCTACAGCGAGGAGGTGGTTGAGTTTACTTCCACCAACGACGCCACCGCCATGTCGATCTTGGGGGTACCTCGTATCATGGAGAACGTATTGATTTACGGGGCTACGCGGGATCTGCTGGATGACAACGGCGATGAGTCGGGCGCCACCAAGTACAACACGAAGTACGAGCGGTCGCTCCACATGGCCCTCAAGCAAAACCGCCTCTGGCAAGGCAACCGCTCTTACCCCCCCATACGGAATCGCGCAGAAGGGAGAAACCAACTGTTCCGCGTTGGAACCGATACCGTCACCGCACCGTAGGCGATTATGGCACATAATAAAAGTAAGTTTGGCGCTTTTGCGAATCAACGTAAAAAGCGGCGCCAGTTGCCCCAGCAGGTGCCCACTAAACTGGGGGGCGGGGAGCGTCGACCGCCCAACCGCATCACGGGACAGGTCAACCAGTTTCTAGGGGGCCAGCTCTCCGAAGGCTTCTCGGGCCGCGACCCCGTCACCCAGAGCACCCTCACCGACTTTGATGATCGCGCCACGAGAGCCCGCAAGCAGCAGGTCGAAGACCTGCAACGCTTTGGGGTCTTGGGCGGCAGCGGCGTCTCAAGTGGTCAGGTGGCTGACGTCTTGGGCACCTTTGATGCCGGCATTGTGCGCGGGCGCGGCGCCCTCCAGGCCGAGGGACAGACCCGCCTGCTGAATCAGTTTCTGCCCCTGGCCCAGCAGCAGGGCCAGTTTCAGTCGACCCAAGAAACCCAGGAGTCGCAGTTCGCCCACAACCAGCAGTTGCTGCGCGAGCAGCTGGCCCAGCAGGGGGGCCAGTTCACAGCCGGCCTGGGTGAGACCACGGCGGGGCGGCTCCAGCAGGGGGGCCAGTTCACCGCCCAACTGGGTGAGACATCCGCCGCCCGTATTGCCCAGCAGGCCGAGGTGGCGCGCCAGTTCACCCAAGCCCAAGCCCAGCAGGGCGAGCAGTTCACAGCCGGCCTGGGTGAGACCACGGCGGGGCGGCTCCAGCAGGAGGGTCAGTTCACAGCCGGCCTGGGTGAGACCACGGCGGGGCGGCTCCAGCAGCAAGGTCAGTTTGCCTCCCAATTAGGGGAACAGACGGCCGGCCGCCAGGCGCAGCAGACCTTACAACGGGCTGATTTGTTTGGCGGGACGCAAGACATCAGTCTGTCCTCGTTAGGCTTTGGCAACCTTATTGGCCAGCCTATCCAGCAGCAGTTCCTAGCCGTCGACGCCATCACGCAGGCCTTTCAAGATCAGACCGGCCGCCTGCCCAATGAGCAGGAGACGCTGGAGCTCCTACGCGGCGGCACGACTCAGGGCCGGCAGACCTTGGGTGGACAGCAGTTAGCGGCGCAAGGCACAGCCCAAGAGGCTCTCTTCACCCAGCAGCAGGCCTTAGCGAATGCCGCTGAGTCGGCGCAGAACGCCCGCCTCTTCGCCCAGTTGGGAGAGCAGGGCTTAGGTCGCGTAGAGCAAGGCCGCCAGTTTGATGCAGCCCAAGCCCAGCAGCAAGGTCAGTTTCAGACTGGCTTGGCGCAGGCGGCCCGGTCTCAGTTTGCCGACATCTCCGCAGCGGAGCGGGCGCAGCAGGCCCAGTTTGGCTTCGGTCGGGAGCAGTTAGCCGAACAGGCAGCGGGACGGCTGCAGCAGCAGGGGCAGTTTCAGACTGGGCTAGCGCAACAGGCCCGCTCTCAGTTTGCCGACATCTCCGCAGCAGAGCGGGCGCAGCAGGCCCAGCTGGGCTTCGGTCGGGAGCAGTTAGCCCAGCAGGGCGGCCAGTTTGAGGCCACCTTAGCCGAGCAGGCCGCGGGGCGGGTGCAGCAGGGGGCTCAGTTTGGGCGTGGGGCCACCTTAGCCGAGCAGCAACGGCTGGATCAGGTCAACCAAGCACGCGTCAACCG